GAAAATAGGCGAAGGGCATCGCTATAAATAATGTGATGAATCTGACCGTACCAAAATATCTCAGCGAAGACGAACGAAAAATCTGGAAAGAGTTCGTCAAAGTCTCCGTCGTCCAACTCACCGACGCCGATAGACCGGCACTGGAAATTCTCGTTTGTCTTCTCGCCAAGCACCGCGCGAAAGCAGACATGATACCAAGCGAACGCAGCGCGATGATAAAATTACTTTTCGATTTCCGCGCAACACCGGGGAGTCGCGAGAAACTAAAGCCAGTTGACGACGACAAGACCGCTAATGAATTCGCGAACCTATGAGCGAACCGGTTTATTTAAAATACGCGAAAGACATTCTCAATGGAAATGTACCTGCTTGCATCAACGTTCAGATGGCGTGTCAGCGTTTTCTTGATGATCTTGCTGCTGGTCTATGGACATTCGACCCTTCTCTATATGAACGAGTTGTCAAATTCTGCGAGCTATTACCTGTCACATCAGGCATTGCAGACAAAAAGATTCGATTGACGGACTGGGAGCATTTTGCGATAGCAAATATGTACGCGTTCACGGACGCGACCGGTGCCAGACGTTTTCGACAAGCCACCATCTTCCTGCCGCGTGGGAACGGCAAGAGCGGGTGGGCAAGCTGTCTGGCACTTTATCACCTATGTGGTGATTCTGAGCGCATGGGACAGGTCTACAGCGCCGCCGTGGCGCAAGATCAGGCTAAGATTATATGGTCAGCTTCGGAGCAAATTGTCAGGCAGACTCCTTCGCTTGTCAAGCATTATAACATCACGACCACCAACAATAATTCGTCCTGCACGATCAAACTACCCGATGGTAGCAAATTCATACCCCTGTCATCAAACTCAAAAACGATGTTGGGATTGAACGTATCCTTCGCCGTATGCGATGAAATCGCAAGTCATTCAACCCAAGACGTATACCAAAATATCCTCACGGCTACTGCGAAGCGGCGGCATCCGATGCTCCTAAACATATCCACGGCAACGGGAAATCAAGAAGGCATCGGCAAGGAGTTGTTCGATTACGGCGTTCGCATCCTTTCACAAGAAATCGAGGATGATCGGCATTTTGCCCTGCTTTATGGAATCGATCAAGGTGACGATCCTTGGAAGGAAACGACGTGGATCAAAGCAAATCCATCATGGGGTGTAACCGTCGATCCCATAGGATTCCGCGCCATCGCCCATCAAGCGAAACAGAGTCCGGCGCAAGAAGCCGCTTTTTTGACGCTGCATCTTAATCAATGGGTGCAAACCAACGACGCCTTGTTCTCGGTTAGCAAGCTGAAAGCCAACTGCGCCGAAGACATCGATATGGAAGATTTCGTCGGTTCTGAATGTTACGTCGGGTTGGACCTTGCATACCGTCTCGACATGTGCGGACTCGCAGTAATTTTTCCAAAATGGATAAGTGGGAAACTGAATTATTATTGCTTCACCAAAGGCTACGTCAATCAGGCGGCAATCGACCGTGGATGGAATCAAAAGTACCACACGTGGAAAAAGAATAGATTGATCGACGTGACGGATGGTGATGTCACGGATTTCGATCACATCATGAATGACCTGTTGGATATTCATCAGCGTTTCGTCGTCAAAGATATCTGTATTGATCGTGCGCATGCCGGATCGGTGATGCATCTGGCACAAAGAGCCGGTCTTGAAGTGCTCATTGTTCCGAACACGCCGTTGACGATGACCTCGCCAACCAAAGAATTTGAATCAGCCATCGCAGAAGGTCGTTTCCATTATTCCAAGAAAGACGAGGTATTTGAGTGGCAAGTCGGGTGTTGCATTGGTCACTACGACAATAGAGGCACTGTACTACCTCAGAAGGATAAACGCAAGAAATCCGACAAAATCGACTTGGTCATGGCAGCGTTATTCGGAATAACCAAGGCAATGGAAATGGAAGACCCCGGATGCATCTATGAACACCGTGGATTACTTGTTTTAGGTTAAATAAGCGATGAACATAATCGAAAACATTACCAATCTACTGAAAAGATTTGAGAAGCCATCAACAGCCCTCGTCACCAAAGACATCGGCGTCGGCATCAACGGCAACGGCTGGTCATTAGGCTGGGGCGGGTATACACCGTCCAGCACAGGAACGCCCGTAAGCCAGTATACCAGCTTGGGTTTTGCTGCCTGTTGGGCGTGCATCAAGTGCATTTCTGATGATACGGCGAAGATTCCTCTCAGAATGCGTCGGTTGCTAAAAAAAGGTGGAGCAGTACAGGAGAAAAAGCATCCTGTCGCTAAGCTATTACGCCAGCCGAACTACTTTCAGACCCCGTTCGAATTCATCTCCTATTTGGCTTCTTCGTATACGATGCGGGGCAATGCCTACGCTTATGTGCGGCGTGATGTTGACGGCACGCCCGTCGAACTGATCCCGCTCATGCCAGACCGGGTGCAAATCATGTGCAATCCATTGGATGGCGCTATCAATTACGTGGCGACGCACCCGCGCTTCGGTGCCATGTCCCGCACGATCATTCCCGAGGATATGCTGCATATTCGGGGAATTTCCATTGATGATGGTCTAACCGGGGTCAATCCGATCGCAATCGGTCAAAATGTGCTGGGGATCGGTTTGGCGGTCAACGAATTCGCCGGACGTGTTTTCAAGCAGGGGGCGATGCTTAGAGGTATTCTGACCACTGACGGCACACTCAGTCCAGAAACGGCAAAGTCGATTGCCGCTCAATGGGAAAAGACTTACTCAGGGCAAGTCAATGCGCATAAAACTGCTGTATTAGAGCAGGGTTTAAAGTATCAGTCCATGACTATGGACAATGAGCAAGTACAGCTTTTAGAGAGTAGGTCTTTCTCCGCAGAGGAAGCAGCCAGATTCTACCGCGTCCCCGGATTTAAAATTGGCATCAACAAAGCGATTACCGCTGGTTCACTTGAGCAGCTTGAACAATCATATATCAACGACACGCTGATGCCGCTGGCACGGCGCATCGAAGAAGTTATGGAAGCTCGGCTGTTGTTCGATGACGAACGCGACAAATATGAAATTCGTTTTGACTTCGACGCCGCGACTTTGAGAGCCGATACAAAGAACCGGTTCGATTCATATCAGATTGCGTTGCTCAACGGCATGATGAACATCGATGAAGTACGCGCCAAGGAAGGCATGGCTCCTGTGCCAGATGGCAAGGGTCAAGATTTTAGAATTCCACTGAATCAGGCAGCGCTTGATAGTGATTCGGTGATCGGTGCAGCAATGACCACACCAAAGCCAAAAGAAGGCATCGAAGTTGCCGAAGGAAAACCAGATGACGAAGTTAATTAATATACGCAAAATATCGTCGGAATCAAAGATAACCAAATACATCACCGATGTCCCGGAGATGATGGGCGATAATCGCCAATATAAGTTCGTCATTTCTACTTCCGACATAGACACGTCATTTGATGTAGTTGATCAAGGCGGCTGGGAGCTTGCCATGTATTTGGCAAATCCAACTGTGCTCTGGAGCCATAATTCTGAACAATTACCCATCGGTCGTTGTGTGTCCATCGGCGTCGAAGACGGAAAACTTAAGGCAACCGTCGAATTTGCCACGACCGAATGCAATCCGTTGGCTGAACAAGTCTATCAAAGTGTCAAGGGTGGCTTCATCTCAGCTACTTCAGTGGGCTTCATGCCGGTTGAGTGGGAAGAAACCACCGACTCCGAGCGGGGTGGCGGCACATATTCTGCTGGATTCGACTATAAGAAAAATATTTTGCGAGAATTTTCACTTTGCAACGTACCCGCCAATCAATATGCACTGATCGAACCGGGTCAAAGAGCAGACAGTACACCAACTAATATAAATAACATCAAGATGGCGCGCGAGCGTCGTTTGAAGATTTTAGCACTACGCGGAAGAATCCGCTAACAAAGGAATTATTATGAACGAACTCGCTGAACTCCGCCGCAAGCGCGCGGCACACTACGCCGCAATGCAGTCTTACGTGGCGAAAGACACCGACGAGACCCCGTTCGGTGAGACCGAGAATGAAAACTACAAGGCGATGTGCGTCAAATTGGACGAACACGACAGCCGCATTTCTCGGCTCGAAGACCTCAATGACCGTGCAGCGGAAACCGCAGAGCCGGTCACCGATAGCGATGACGAGGATGGCGATTCCGTTGAGATGACGGCGAAGACAGCCGTGACCAAGAAGAACAACATTCAGCCGCTCATTCAAATGAGCCGCAAGCATGAAGCTCCCGGCACACAGTTTGCTCGCTTCATGATTGGTGCTGGTCTTGCTTCTAAGTCCGGCTCGCTCGCAGTCGGCACAAACTACATCCGCGATCAGCTTGGTGACCGTCAGGTTGCGAAGGCGCTGGCTTCGAACATTCAGGCATCCGGGGGCGCCCTCGTTCCGCAGGATTATCGCGCTGAACTAATTTCGCTGTTAACTGCCGACGCGGTCGTTCGTTCCATCGTGGACGTTACGCCGATGCCGATGGGAAATCTTACCTATCCGCGAATGAACTCCGGTATGGCAGGAAACTGGATCGGCGAGAGTCAGCAAATCGCGGTGACTCAGCAGACCTTTGATAACATCCAATTGGTTGCCCATCAGCTTTCGGGTGCCGTGCCGGTGAACAACAACTTGATCCGTCGTTCGCCCTTGACTGTCGAGCAGATCGTCCGAACGGACATCGTGAAGCAGCTTCGTCTCAAGGAGGACATTACTCTGTTGACCGCAACAACGGCAACTGGTTATGCCCCAAATGGTCTTGTTGGTCTCGCCTTGAACGTCTCCAACACGGTGGTTGCACTTAGCACACTTTCAACTGTGAATAACTTCCTGTTGACTGCGGAACTTACGTTGCAGGCTCAGAATGTTGACACGACCGGCGCAACATGGATTTTCCATCCATCGGTTCGCACTTATCTTGCCACTCTGACAGATTCCGTTGGTCGTTACTTCTTCAAGGAAGAACTCGACCGTGGCATGCTGAATGGCTACAAGTATAAGACAACCACACAGCTTCCGACCAATCTTGGTAACGGTTCATCGACTCAGATTTTCTTCGTGCAGGGCAGCGAACTGATTTTCGCTGACACTCTCGAAATGATTGCTGATTCTTCGAGCGAAGCGACCTATTGGGATGGCGCGGCTTGGCAGTCCGCTTATATGACGGATCGCACGATCTTCCGCGCAATTGAGCAGATTGATTTCAACGTGAAGCATCCTGCCGCTATCTTTGTCGCAACTGTGTCTGGCGCAACCCCGTCCTTCTGGACCGGCATGAATGCTGGGTCGCCTTGGACAACGCAGCCTTCTTCGAATGGCGTCTCTTATGCGGAAAGCGCCGATCCGACAAGCACTGCTCCGTCTGGAACCTGAGATAAGAATCGCCACCGTAATGGTGGCGATTCTATTGCTAAAACTCCGATTCGATGGTATAATAATACCATTAGATCGGAGTTTTTTATGCAAGACAATCGCAAAACTCAAAGCCAGACCGAATAACTGGATTGGTCGAAAACACACACCGGAAACGATTGAAAAAATGCGGGCAGCGAAGCTTGCCTAAATACAGGACAATCAAAGGTTATCCCCATGCAACTCATACCCGTCACGTTCGTGAAAGACTTTGGAAACTATCATATCGGACAAACCGCCTCTTTTCTACGGGATCAGGCAGACAAGTTTATAGCGCTGAACATCGCTGTTCCAGTGGCGGTCGTCTCGGCGCCAACACCGCAGAAATCCCGTCTGTCAACCGTCCGCGATAAAATCATTCGCAAAGGCTAATATTGATGTTCGTCAGAATCCAACAACTCAGTCCACCGGCTAACGCGTTAATAACGCCAACCTTGGCACGTCAGCACACGCGAATCGATAACTCAGCCGATGACAATCTGTTGGCGATTTACATCAACACAGCAACGCGCATTATCGAAAAATATATCAACCAGTCGATCCTGACGCAGACCTTGCAAATGACCTACGCTGAGACGTGTCCTCCGGTCGATTGGCCGATGACCATGGTGCCGTTTCCAGTGCTGCCGTTGGTTTTGGAATGGATTGTAGGACAGATGGATAACCATACCGTAGAATTGTTCTACGGACCCGCACAGGCGGTCAACAGCGTGACATTGGTGCATTGGTCGGGCAATACGGTAGCACTTGTCCAGAACATCGATTATTCGGTTGATACTATCCTCGATCCGCCACGCATCCGCATGCATCGTGAATTCGGTCCCGCCTTCCATGCGGCGCATTATGAAATCGTCTATACGGCTGGTATGTCCGCTAACGCCTCTGGTGTTGAAATGCCGATCATTCATGCAGCGCTACTAACCACAGCAAAACTTTACGAACATCGTGGTGATAATGGATCGGAAGAATTGTTGACGAGATCAGCCAAAAGTCTGTTGGATGGTTATCGCAGACCGGTGTTCGGAGGCTAATATGCGCGGTGATTTTCATATCGGTATGTTGCGTTCGCCAGTGACGTTATGTAATCCACTGATGGTGCCTGATCCAAGTGGACCCGGTATGCTCACCACATTCGTGGACCAGCGGCAGATTTATTCGAGTATCGAACCAGTGAGCATGGTGCCATTCCTGTTGGGTCAACAGACAGATTTGAATCAGATAACTCATCGCGTGACTTGCCGGTGGCAGGATTTCGAAGTTGCGAACAAATTCGCTCAGATATTTCGTGATAGATACCGTCCAGACGGATCGACTTACACCGAAGTCTATAAAATTCATCGTGTTTTGGAAGTCGAAGGAAGACAGAGATTCTTGGAAATCGAAGTAGAATTATTGAGACTTATCTGATGGCAACGATCAATATCAAATTTCCATCGGCTACGCTCGTTCTCAAGAAGGACGAAATCAGAAAAGCACTCAGGGCGGCTGGTAGATTGGTCGCTGATCGGGCGAAATCCCTTATCCAAGGATCAAGTGGTGGACCCGGTAATCCGCCAAAATCACGAACCGGCTCGCTAGCCTCGAAAATGCGTGTGACTATGCGCGGCGACAGAGTGACGATCACCGATAACGAATACTACGCCCTCGCGCTTGAGGCAGGTGTAGCCAACGATCCTAGACCAAGGAAAAGCAAGAAAGCCGGTGGTCAAATATCCCAAACCATAAGAAGAATGATGCCTCGTCCTTACCTTTCGACGGCACTAAATGCTTCAACAGATGAAATCACACGCCGATTGCAAGACGCAATTCAAAAGAACATCACATTCAAGGAAACAACATAATGGATATCGGCGCAATCGTTTCCCAAATCAGAAATTATACGACTGTGTTTGCATCCGTCATTGGCGCAGCTACGCCAGAACAGGCGGAAAATTTAACAAACACAGTCATGCCAGCAGCAATTGTCATTCCGATCGGCTATCGCGCGGGCGACGATCAAAACATGACGGGTGTTTATCAGTCGGTCATCGAAAGTTTCATGGTCCTTGTTGCCCTCGATAATTCATCGGATCGCACTGGTCTGGCGACGGCTCTTGCCTCTTACGATACGGTTTTCAACGCACTAAACTCTGTATTTCTTGGATGGCGTCCCGATCCCTTGTCAGAACGCGGTTACTACTTCGTTGATGCGAATAGTCTGGAACAAGACGGAGCCAAGGCGTTCTATTCATTCCAATATGCACAAGAGCGAACATTATCCGAAGTAGATGGATGGGCGAATAACCAGATTTACCTCAATCAGCCCGGTGTCATTCAGGATTTGGACCTCGTTGCGAACGTTGTTGTTGTCATTGACGGCAACGATTCCAACACAACAAGTACATTGGCGCAGTTGGTTGGATTAACTTGGAGCGTTTAAGCTAAATAAAGCAGCGACTATGAATTTGTAGGAAAAAATAATATGAGTGGATCAATAGCGACGGGAATCCCAAGTGGAGTGTTAGTACCCGGATTCTACTTCACCGCGACCGGACAAGGAAATACCAGCGCTCCGAACACGACTGTTGTGCTTCTCGGCGACGTGCTATCAGGTCCAGTGAACACGCCGTACCTCGCCACTTCTGTGCTTGGTGTGCAAACGTTGTTCGGTGCGTCTTCCACGCTTGCCACGATGTATCAGGCATACGTCGCGCTCGATCCGGTCAGCACGGTTTACTTGTTACCGGTCGTCATCACTTCTGGCGTTCCTGCCATTGCAGCCGCCCTTGCTGGCATCAACGAAATGCCGGTGAATTATTTCGTAAGTCCGTGGTCGGATCACGCGTCGATGGTTGCACTTGATACTTTTCTCAACGAAGTCGGCACCGGACGCTGGAATTATACGCAGCAGCTTATGGGAGTCGGCATTACAGCCAATCTATTTCCAGCGGCAAACACGACAGCGATCCTATCGCCTTCGGCTTCGACAAGTCCTCTTGGTTCGAACTCAAAATATATCACCTGTCTCGCGGTGCCAAACTCGACAACGAATACACAGGCTGTAGTCGCGGCGATTTTTGCAGCGACCATTATTCCGAGTCTCGAAAATGATCCCGGTCAGCCATTGTCGGATATGCTGTTGCCCTTCTCCGCTTATGCGTTGAGTGATCAGCCTTTGTTCGCCGAACGCAACACGTTTATCGGCGCGGGTTTGTCCACTTGCAAACTCAATTCCGCCGGTCAGGTTGCACTTGAGCAGACGGTGACGCTCAATACCACCGATCCGCTCGGCAATCCGCAGACAGCATGGCGTTACCTGACAACCGTAACCCAACTCGAAGCAGTAATCACGGCGTTCCAGAGCACATATTCGACACTTTTGACTCGTAAGAAGATCATCACCGATGACGCGCTCGCGGTAAGTGGTACAAACTTCGTAACGACCGACAGTGTTCTCGGCATTTACATCAGCGCCTACAAGCAGCTTGAATTGATTGGTGTGGTCACGGACAGCATTTCATTCGCGAAGAACGCACAAGTGCAGAACCAAGGAAACGGGCGATTTGCGCTCTATGCCCCGATCACGATTCCTAGCCCATTAAATCAACTTTGCGTCGCTGTTGTTTTCAGCCTCTCATAATTTAAGGTAATTAAAAATGACAACAATCGCAGTGGGTGGCGTTTCACTCTTTAGTATTGACTCGTTGAATTACGATGTTGGTGGTGATCTGAACTACGAACCCTCCATTCTTGAGCGTGCAACACTGACTGGCATGACCGGAGTGCAGGGGTATTCGAATGAACCAAAACCCGGCAAGATCGAGGTAACTATTCGCGACAATAGCGGCGTTGATATTTCCACGTTCAACGCAATGTCTTCGGTTGTGGTTTTGGCAGTTCTTCGTAATGGCAAGCGAGTCCTTGGTAGTGGGATGTGGCAAGTTGGTCCTGTGTCGGTCGATCCGAAAGAATCGACTATAAAATTAACTTTTGAGGGTCCAAATCTTCAGGAATTTTGATCGGTAATCGCCAAAAGCTAACAAGCCCCGATCTAACAAGGTCGGGTTTTTTCTTGTCTAAATACTACCAACTTAATTATGAGGATTTCACCATGGCTTATTGCCCTGACTGTGGCGCCGCTCAACCAGAAGCCGTTGTTGCCCCCACCGCGCCACCGCTACCAGAGCGCACTTGGACCTTCGATCCGATCACCGTCAATGGCGCAGAAATCGATTCGATGACGCTTCGCGCGCCAAGTTTCCAGCAATTTAAAATTGCGATGTCGAAACGTTTTGACGCCAAAGGTCTTTCGGCGCCCAATTCCGAAGTCTTGGTCATGGAAAAAATGGTTCAGCTTGTCTCCGGTCTCGATATGACGGTCGTCAATTTACTACCGGGTCATATTGTCGCAGACGGAAGCGAGTACTGCATGAGTTTTTTTCAGAAGGTTCTGTAGATCAGTGGTGGAGCTTCCTCGCTAATCTGACCGAAGCGAACCATTGGTCACCAACGGGTTCCAGCAGCGCCTTTGCAATGCCATTCGATGAAGTGCTGATGTGGCTTGATCGCGTCGATAACGCCAAAACGCGCTAAATACTAGAAATAGGGATTTACCGCATGGCGAATAATGGCTCCTACAAATTATCCATAACTGCCACCGACAGGACGACAGCGGCGTTCAAATCGGTCAATGACCGAATCAAAGGCATGCAGGCACCGTTCAAGGCACTGGAACGCCAGCTTCAACAATTCGGTAAGCTCACTGGATTGAGCAAGGTTGGCGATGGCATCAAGAAAATCGGCAACATGGCGTTCAATGCCGTGGCTTCCGTGGTGAAATTGGGTCTTGGTATCCTCGGGATCGCTGGTGTTAGTTCACTAGCCGGAATTGTCGCGCTGACTCGTAGATTCGCCGAAATGGGCAATGAATTGAAGATTGTCGGTCTGTATCTCGGTTTGTCATCGCAGAAATTGCAAGGCATGCGAAATCTATCGAGTCTGGTAGGCGCCTCGGCAAAATCACTGGAGGGTTTTACAAAGTCTTTCCGTGAGATGCAGCGCGTTGCCGGACTGAATGACCCGGATGCGGCACAGATGTTCATTCGGCTTGGATTGAACCCAAAAGACAATGTCGAAGAAAACATGGAAAAGATCATGGATCGGGTGCGTACCCTGTTCCAAAAAGGACGACCGGAAGACGCCGAATTCCTGATGAATATGGCTGGCATACCACCCGACCTGATGAAACTCGTGATGATGAGTCGTGAGGAACGCGCCGCTAAGAAAAAAGAAGCCGCCGAAGCGGCAAAGCAAACGCAATCATTCTCTGACGCGTGGGATCACATCTATGATGTCGGGCAGAGATTCTATCTCAGTCTCGATACCCATTTCAAGCAACTCCTGACTGGTCCGATTAAGGCTGTGTCCGATTGGCTGGAAGATACTGGTAAACATGAACGGCGTATTGGCGGTGCTGAAAATGAGCATCACTCCAACACTGTGATGTTGACCAACCAAGAGTATGTGCTGGCAAAAATCGACTATTGGTTTAATCGCATCTTGACGTTCGCGACGGAGTTTAATGAAAAGACACTTCCCGGTATCCAAGAAAAACTCAACCGCTGGTTGAAAGTGTTTGAGAAAATGCTGCCCTTCATCGAAGGTGTTGTTGGTGAGGCGGAAGAACACCCACTTGGTGCCATTGGTCTATATTTGTTCGGCAGGCTAGGAATAGCAGGCATTATTAGTGGTATTGGCGGTATCGCTTCGGTCTATCTCGCATGGTCGAAAATAAAATCAGGGATTAGCAACTGGTCGTGGAAACGCAAACTTGGTGTTCCTTTGGAAGAACTCGATGAGTTCGGAAATGCAGCTACGCGAGCAGCACCGAAAGTAGGCACGTTTAGCGAAGCTGTTAGTACATTGGTTGGAGCCCTTGGACGCCTTGGTGTCGTCGGAGCGGCAATCAGCCTTGGTGTTTGGGGCGAAGATTTAATCGCTAGGATTTTCGGACAACAGGATGTGTTGAAGAAACACAGACAGGACATGGAAAGTGGTCCCGGTGGACCAGCGGAATTCCCCGGTCATAATGCCGGTGATCCTCCGCGCACGGAGTGGCAAGTTGAAAAGGATTGGCTGAAACGCAAAAGTCGTCAGTGGTTCTTTGGGAATCCTGACGCCGGAACCAGTTCCGGCTCTGCTGGCGGTGTGCAAGACAATAATCCCGGCAATCTCAGATTTGCCAATCAGAATGGCGCAGTCAACGACAATGGATTTGCCAAATTCCCGAATATGGATGCCGGTATCTCTGCGTTGGATCGGCAGTTGTCGCTGTATTACAACCGTGATCACCTGTCCACCTTGAACAGCATCATCAACAAATACGCACCGAAAAGCGAGAACAACGTTGAATCTTATCTCCAAGACGCGGAAGGTACTTCAGGATTCGACCGCAATCAGCAACTCAATCTCAATGACGCAGAAATCATGCGTAAGGTTAAATCCGCCATTGTTATGCATGAAGTCGGTCACAAAGCAGCAAAATCCATCGTGGACGTAAACATAAATCACAACGCCCCGGCTGGAACCACAATCACGGCAAGCGGTGATGGACCGGCGATCGTCAATCCACCGAAAGTGGTTCGCGCCATGAACGGCATGCAAGCAGGAGCGCATTAAATGAGCGGTGCATTATCAGCAATTTCAAGTCTGACCGATGGCGGACTTTTGTCCAGTCTACTCGGAACCAATCTTAAAGACATCTTACAAGCGTCAACATGGCGTGGCATCGGCTTTGTGGTCAATGACTGTTCGATGGATGTCCAACCCTCCATTGTGGTCCACGAATATCCCTATTCGGACTGGGTGCAAACCGAGGATATGGGCAGAGGCAAGATGATTCTGTCGTTTTCTGGCTATCTCAAAGGTGATCCAGCAAGTTTTTCCGGTCTGTTGAGTTCGATAACGTCTTTTGGTGCCACTTCACCCGGTGGTGGCATCGATGCGGTTTACAAAAAAGAACAGCCGTTCATCGACGCGGTGAACAAAATTCGTGGTCCGGGAAAATTGGTCCATCCAACCCTTGGGTCTGTTGCCGCGACCTGTCTGCATGCCGCGTTGAGCCATACCAAAACAACCATTGGCACCATTGGTATTTCCCTTGAATTCGTTCTGGTTGATCCGAACGCCAATAAAAATCTCTTTGGTACCTCGACCAACACCCAACTCACCCTGTTCGGTCACTCGATTTCCAGTCTGGTCAGTTGCGCGAAAAATTTCATCGGTGGGGTGACCGGCTTGGTCTCCATGGGATTGAATTTGGTAGCGGGCGTGGTCGCCACGGTCGGCGGTGTGGTGCGACTGGCGGAAAGTATTCCAGCCGACGCCGCCGCTGTTTTTAATTGCGTCGAAGGACTTGGTTTCGCCCTTGGATCGACCGTCACCCTTGGAAGATATGCCAACGGCAATCTCACACAAGCGCCGCCCATTCTAGCACAATTGCCGGTCGGGCTTACCACACAAGCCACGCTGGATCAAGGCACCGCACTCCTGATCGCCGCTGGCGTCACCAATCAAGCCATCGTTGCCGCCTCTGGCGCCTCGCTGGAAACCATGGCTGCGAACTTTACGGGTGCCGGTGCCGCGAACTTCGCCAATGCCGTCCAAGCCCTCGTGGCGACCGTCAGCACGGCGGTGAACGATCCCGGCGACCAACTACGCCTGCTTTCGGCAATGGCATCCTACCAGCCGCCGACGCCGCTAGCGGGTGCCAGTCAGACGGCTTCACTCATTCGCAGAACCGCACTGTGTGCGTTAGCCGGTGCGGTATCGACCTACACACCATCGAGTTCAAACGACGCCCAAGCACGGCTTGCAGAAATCACACCGCTGTATGATGCCGAAATCGAAGCCGCCGCTGACTTGCATGACGTTGAAAGTTATTCGGCGTTGCGCGATCTGCGTCAAACAATCTGGGACGACCTGACAAATCGGGCGGCGTTCCTGCCCGAATTGGTGACGTTGAATGTACCGGCGATGATGCCTGCCTGCGTACTGAGTCAGTTGGTTTTTCAAGACGGCAGCAGAGAAAATGAAATCATCCTCAGAAACAACCCGGTCCATCCATTATTCTGTAATTCAACCATCAGCGTACTGACATTTTAATGGCAATCAATCCCGACCAAACAAATCTAACAATCAATGTCGGCAATCAGTCGCTTACTGGAATTTGGAATTCATTTTCGGTGACCAGAAGTGCCATGCAGGTTCCGAGTACTTTGCAGGTTGAATATTC